ATGGACAATTTAAGTATACGATTTGTTTTTGATAGGCGAAATGAAATAGCAAAGGGGAAAACGTTAGCGCCTTTGCATATTGAAGTTAGACAAGATAAATCTACGAAACGAATATTAATACCAACGGGTATCAAATTAAAATCTTCTGAATTTACACCCAAAAATGGATTTACCTGCAAGAATCATCCTAATGCATCTGCCATAACCGCTAAGGCTCATCGGATATTTAGGAATATTGAAGCATTTGTTTTATCGGAAAACTGTAATTCCTTAGAAGATGCCAAAAACTGGAATAAAGATGAATCTTTAACCCATTCAATAGTTGAATTTATTTATTCTGAATTAAAACGGCGCGATCCGTCTTTATCTGTCATAGAATATAATAAATCGTTTATGAGAAGACTTAAAGATTTCGGAAAAATTAAAGTATTTGCGGATTTAACCTACAAAAATTTATTAGAATTTGATGAGTATTTAAGACAGTTTATTAAGTCTGCCCCTACTCTTTACAAACGTCATAGTTTGTTTAAGGGATATATTAATGAGGCGATTAAAAGGGGACTTTGTAAATCTAATCCCTACGATTTATTTAAAATTTCAAAAGGTAAGTCTAAGAAGCCTGTATTTTTAACTCCTAATGAAATTGACTGTATTTATTTATTTGAATTTGACAACCCTAAAATTGACAGAGTCAGAGAGTTATTCTTATTTCAATGTTATACCGGTATGTCATATGCCGACACTCAACTATTCAATAGTGAATACATTGTTGAACTGGACGGATATAAAGTTATTCGGTCTAATAGAAAAAAGACCGATGAAAGTTTTATATCATTACTTTTACCGGAAGCCGAAAGAGTGTTAAAAAAATTTGATTATAAACTACCTAAAATAAGCAATCAAAAATATAATGATTATTTAAAAATAGTTGGTGAATATGTCGGACTTACTAAAAAACTTACCAGTCACGTTGCTCGTCATACTTTTGCCACGTATTTACTTAATAAAAGTATTCCTATTGAAACAGTAAGCAGAGCTTTAGGCCATTCCAATTTAAAACAGACGCAACACTACGCAAAAATGATGGGTAAAAAAGTGGTTGATGATATGAAAAAATTGATTGAGTGAAAAATTAATTAATCACATTTTGTAAGAAGAACATCTTTATTATTCAAAACATTTTTAATTTCTGATATTATTTTTTTATAATTTAACTTTAGACTAGAAAAACCATTTCTAACCAGGAATTTAAAAAAAAGTTTACTAATAAAAAATAAAACGGAAAGATTATAAGTACTTAAGATTGTAAGTTAAAAAATCTAGATTCCATAAAAGAAAATATTATCGAAATTTTGATTTTATAATAAAATCTTATTCAAAGAACAAACTAAGTTATTTAATAAACAGATGTTTTTTTTAAAAATTAAACCTGCTTATTTAAGATAATTGTATTTTTCGCTAAACAACAAATTAGTTATTTAAAGTATTAGTCATTTTTATTTAATAATATATATATTTGTTAAAGTTGTAGCGCTAAATTTTTCAAAATAATCTTTAATAAAAATATTAAGAATTAGTAAAATACTCCTTTTATAACATCATAAAAAAGAAAAGCCTAATTCATTGAATTAGGCTTTATTTTAATTAAGAAGAATAAAAATTATTTATACTTCAAATAAACTCATATCATAAATGTATAAATAATTCTTCTTTCTTACAAAAATTTTTAATCTAGAATATAAAAAATCACTCTGAAATTAAATAATTTAGAATGATTTAAAAACTTATATTAATGTTAATGATTTCTTTTCAAATTTTTTGGAAATTTCAGGCATTTCTTTCCACTCTTTTCCAGAGAGTAAACTGCCATTAATCTTTTTATTTCTCTTTATTCCATCCTCTCCCCAAGTTCCCCATTGTTTAAAAAAGAATGCTACACCCTGTTTTTTACATTGTGTTTGGATTTTTTCTGCCCATTCAGGATTCATCGGTCTTGCTCTGTTTCCACTTTCGCCACCAACAATAACCCAATCAATATTTGTTAAATCTAATTTACCAACAGTACCTATAAGAGGCTCTATAGATAAAAATTTAATTTTAGCAGGAATGTTTCTTAAAATATCAATCCTATATTTAGTTTTTGCGTCTTCTACTGTTACTCCAAGCCATACATTATCAGGAATTGTTCTATTTTCAAAATATTGTTTTAATATATTTTCTCTTTTAGTTAAAATTTGGTATTGATGCTGAGGTGTTTCACGTATAGTGTTAAAAATTTTATCTAAAAAGTGAAATGGCATTTTTTCATGGAAAAGGTCACTCATAGAGTTCACAAAAAATTTTGTTGGTTTCTTTATTTTTTTTGGTAATTCTAACCGTTCAGGCATTAAAGTAAATTCAAATCCATTTTCATATCCCGGAGTTCCCATTGCTTGTAACCTTTTTGCCATTACCTCAGCATAGCAAAATTTACAACCTGCTGTTATTTTATTACAACCTGTTGAAGGATTCCATGTTGCCTCTGTCCATTCTATTTTTGTTTTCATCTTAAGTAAGTTATCTCTTATAAAGATAGAAATAAATATATCTTTAGCCAAAAAATGAAACTATAAAATGCATAATCGGAAAAATGAATTATACATAAAACACAAAAAAATCTTAATATTAAAGGCATTTTGTACTTTAGAGAAAATCTTGTATCCTTATATAGCTATGATGAGATGAGTTTACTAGTTTAAACAAGGATTGCATTTGCTTTCTTTGTCATCAAAAGTAACATATGCTAAAAAGTCTTCGCGATGATTATTACTAGACAAAGGTGTCTTTATAGTATTATATGTAAAATTGAATCCAAATAAATTAAGTAAATCTACACTATCTTTTTCTACCATGTTAAAGAAAATAAAATCATTTTTAAGCTGTTTCATTGTTTGTAATAATCTTATTGTTTCGCTCAATCCGAAATATTTTACATTACAATATTGTTTCTGAGTACTATTCAAATATGGAGGATCTAAGATTATTAATGTATCTCTATCATTAAATGTACTATATTTTTTAATAAAATCTTTATAGTCCAAACTATCTAAATGTACATTTTTTAAGTTTATATAAAATTCTTTATCATGTTTTGTCGACAATTCACTCATAAAATAACAAAAATCAAATACGTTTATATCATTACTACTCCTTCTTGAACTATAGACAAAGTTTTTAGCTAAATATTTTAGTAAATTTTTGTTATCCTGTATTTCTTTAATTAAATTTTGTAATTCTTCCCGTTTATCTTTAGAAAGTGGCTTTTGTGATTTGACAAAACCTAATTCAATTAATTGATCTATAAGTTTTTCTTTATAAATCATGTAATATTCGAAATTATCGAAATAGTGATCATAATCATTAGCTATAGCATCTTCAATAAGATTATCTCTTTTTAAATTATTAGAAATACAACAGGACCCTCCGAAGACCTCAATAACCCTTTTATATTTTTTATTTTTAATTAGTTCCTTTATTTCTCTCACTCTATTTACTTTAGACCCCGAAAAAGATGTTTTTAATAATGTTTTTGATGTTTTTTCCATTTTTAATTTTATATTTTTAATAAATTTGTATTCCTACGCAAAAGCAGAATAATTCTACGGAAGACTTACTGTCCCCAGTAGTGGATTATTCTGCTTTCTTTTTTTGCGTAGGAACTTAAAAGGAAACTGGGGACTTTTAAAAATCTTTTAAATACTATTAAAACTCTTTAATAATAGATTTTAATAAGTACCGGCTACCAAAAAACAAATGAATAGAAGTTATAATTATTTCGTTTTATTGATTAATTTCTAAAACCTTATAAAATTATAGCTTATACCAACGCCTACGGTTGGTATCCATCCGTTTTTAAAGTCGGTGCCATAGCCTCCAAAAACACCGATCCCAACGGGTTTTATTTTGCTTTTTTTATTCTTGTAAATCCCTATTTCTTTGTCTTTTTCATCGATAATTAGTTTTGACAAATTTAATTGGTGTTTGTTTTTTTCTAATTGATTGTTTTGGATGTCTACTAAACTATCGCATTGATACGCTTGTTCTTTCAATTGTTGGACATCTTTTTGGCAAAGGGTATCGTTGTATTGCTGTATCCGTTCTTCTGTAATAAGAGTAATTTTTTCTTTCCCTTTCAGGTATATTTTTTTTACTTCTTGTTTTACTTGCTCTAACTTATCGTATTCTTTCTGTAGGCTGTCGTATTCTTTTTTGTAGGTTTTTACCTTTTTTTCTGATACTTTAATTTCTTTTTGCTGTGTTTTAGTGATAACTTTTCTTTTACCGGCTTTATAAGACGTATAACAGGCGGCAAATATCATCACGAGCATTCCAACGGTAAATATGAATTTTTCTTTAGATTTCATTGGTTTAAGGTTTTTTCAACTCAAAATGAGGGTCATCGCACATCTTCCAATCGCCCCCCCATTCTACTGTAATATTTAATTCTTTGGCTGTTTTTTTTATGTGTTCTGCTATGGCTTTTAATCTTTTTCGTACTTCCGGTCCTTCTCCTTTTTCTCCTGTTTGTACGGATCCATTGTAATAAGGATATAAGTCTACCGCATAGCCGTAACCGTCGGCCTTTGCTTGATGGTTGGACTTGTTTTTCTCTCCGTCGGCATAGGTTATAATTTTGCCCTGCTTGGTTCGTCCCCGTGCGAAAAGTTCTTTTTGTTCTTGAGTGGACCGCAGCCCTTGAGTTATGGTGAAATCGTAAGGACTGTCTTGTATGGCCACTACCATTACGGTTACCAGGTCCGGATGTATATCTTTTAAGTTTTTATAACTTCTGCTACTGAATTTATTCATATTCTAATTTTTTGATGTTTTGTTTTTTCTTGTTCTTTTTTTATGGGCTTTGTCTTGATTTTTTACTAGATTTTCTACGATGGCTTCTCGTTGCTTTTTACTGTCTTCTTCTATTTCTTTTTGTGCAAAGGCCAACTCGTTTTTAAGTTCGTTCAGTACCTTGTTTTTTCTTTCCTCCGAATTCAATAATTGTTTTCTTTTCGCTTTGATGTTAGTTACATTTTTGCTTGTTATGGTTTTTATGGAATCGATATTCGGCAACTCAGAAACAGCAAAGCGGTTTTTCTTGCTTTCTGTATATCTGTGATGCGTCATATATTTTAATGGGTAAGGCTTGAGTAAATAGCAAAAAAGGAGTACTCCCAGAGCTGATATGATAATTTTTAGTTTCATACTATTTTTCTTTTTTTAGTTTTTTTAATCTTAAAATAGCTTCGTTTGCTTCTCTAATTATTTTTTCGTTATCTTGAATATCTTTGGTTATATGGTGATATTCTTTTTTGGTTTCGCCTAAGTATTCCACCCATTTCTCATAACATTTTTGGTTTTGTTCTATGTATTTTTTTTCCAGTTCGTCATATTTTTCATCTTTTTTCTTCAATTCTAAATAATACTCGTCTTTTTCTTCTTCTCTGTTTTTGTCGCATTCTATCTTTTCTCTTTTTTTATCTTCCAACTCATCGTGGAATATATAAGCGGGGATGAGCATTAATGCACATACTAAAAGAAATAAAAATTCTTTTTTGAAAGCGTTGGTTATAAACCAATCGCCGAAAGACATTATTTTATCTATTATTTCTTTCATTTAATAATTTTATTTATCGCTCAGATAACTTATGGTAAATGAAAAATTACAATCATTAAAATTATCGTATTCACTGTCAGCTTTTAAATCTATATAACCATCGGTTACGTTATATTTTAATTCTCTTAATGTAGTCGTTATAGGGACACCTACCGGTACATATCCGTCAACCAAGAGAACTTGAGAGTATTCTGCTGTATCATCTGATTTTCCCCGTAATTCTTCGGGTATAGTTAAAAGAGATATTCGTCCCATATCTTGTGCCTGTATAATCTCTATATAAGCTTTTATGGTTACCAGTTTTCCTGTTTTAATGGCATAAAAATTTTTAACGTTTATATCGGGGTGTACATTCCAATTAAAACTGTTTAAATCATATATGGTTTGTTGTATGCCTGTATTTCCACTTACTTCACCACCACCTTTTTTATAAAGTATTTTATTTAATTCTTCAAGAAGATTTTTTAAATCAGTATATACTTTGTTATTAACCTTGATTTCATCTAATTCGCCTATTGCCAAAGCTTCATTTGGGTAATCAATAGAATACACTTTAATTTTTTCAATAAATTCATGATTAGATCCGCTCCCTGTTATCTTTACGGCTTTATATCGTTTGGGATATGGTAATTTATAGGTCTCGTTCTTTCTTTTAAATTGAAAATGAGAATCTTTAAGCCCCTCTTCTTCGTATGAATTAAATTCGTGCATTTTTTCTCAAAAATAATTCTAAGAAAAACGATTTATTATCGTGTATAGTAATTATTTAGTAATCATCTCTAACGATAACCTCCCTGAATTTTTGAATGAAATATTTTTGAATAAAATATATAACATGTATTCTATCACATATAAATTTAATGGCATTAATTGCAAAGACTTGGGTATTGTAGTTTCTCAGTCTTTCGGACTAACGGATATGCCTAAACCTAAAGAGTTTTTAACCGCCAATTGGCCGGATGAACACGGTATCGAGGTCGATTTAACTAACAGGGTATTTGAACCTAGGATAATTAAACTTAATTGCTATATGAAATGCAACAATGAAGAAGATTTTATTTCAAAGTCTCAACAATTAAACAAATTGTTTTTAAGCAGTCATAGCAAAGGACTCGTAAGCTTAGTTATTGAGTTTCCTTATTCAAACCCGCTTGTATACGCAGTATATCTTTCAGGAGAAATAAACCATACAAAAAAATGGCGTAATGGGACATTTTTTTCAACGTTCACTCTTGAATTTACAGAGCCCGAACCCATGAAATTGACATATGCTGTTAAGCCGGAAGCTAGAGAAGTTATATTTAATTTCAACAGCATTCAGAAAGATACATTTATAACGGTATACTCCATAAAAGAAGATATCTTTTCTGTTCGAAAAGAGGTAGAATTAAGAGAAGGAAATGACCAACTAACCGTTCATTTCAATGCCTCAAATAATTTAAAAAATAGGGGATATATAATTTTAACGTCTAATAAAGGAATTAATGCCCTTTATTTTTCTAATCCTGATAATTGTATATTGTTAACCCGTGGAATCTAATAAGAAAAAAAATAGAATGAATAATTCACAATTTACTGTATATAGAAATGCCAACGGCTCTTTTAAAACATATTGTTTAAACTCCTCAACAAACGTATCTCAGGTTACATCAGCAACACAAATTACCACATTATTAAGCGATGATATAGTTAACATGACTGTAATCAGTGCTACTCCGATTGATTTTAGGATTAACGATTATATATATGTTTTCGATAAGATTTATAAATTAAATTCAATTCCGTCTATTGTCAAAGAAAGCTCAAGGAAGTTTACCTATCAAGTTAAATTTGAATCCTTGCAATATGATCTATTAAAATGTACGTATCTTATTCCTCAAAGTAAAGGAGACATAGACTTAAAAGGAGATTATTTAGTATCTGATTTAAGAGGATTTGCTGAAGTTATTATTACTAATACACAAAGAGTATTCGGTAAGCGTTGGAGGCTTGGTGAATGTCCAACAAACACAGAATATAAAAACCTTTCCTTTGATGGTCAAAATTGTCTTCAGGTGTTGCAAAGCTTATGTCAAGAATATGATACGGAATTTGAAATAATAAGTTCAACTGAATATCACACCATAAACATTAAAGAAGTTGTTGGAAATACCTATCCTTTCACCTTTGAATATGGCAAAATGGGTGGATTATATAATTTATCAAGAAATAATTGTAATAATAAATCTTTAGTAACTCGATTATTTGTTTACGGGGGATCTAAAAATTTAAGTACAAAATATCGTCAAACCAAACTATGTTTACCGAATAAAAACAAGGTAACCTCTTATTTAGAAGAAAAAGAAGCCGTTAATAAGTTCGGGATCGTTGAAAATGTCGTAAACTTTGACGATATTTATCCATGTCGCACGGGCAAAGTAACTTCTTTAGGAGGTAAATATTATCAATTTTGCGATGAGGAAATGTTTAATTTGAATGAAAAAGATGATCAAGGTACCCTGTGGTTAATTGAAGGGACTAACGCTAAAGTACATTTTCAAACCGGTAATTTAGCAGGTTATGAGTTTGACGTGCACTCTTACGACGATAAACAAAAAATGTTTTCTTTAGTTCCTTTTGACGATGATAGAGGATTAAGGTTACCCAATGAAGAAAGTCCCGCCTTTCAAATAATGCCAGGAGATACGTATGTATTATTAAATATAAATTTACCTCAGAATTATATTGATGATGCGGAACAAAGATTACTAAAAAAGGGTGAAAAATACTATCAACAAAATTCACAACCTTATGTAGAATATTCTTTAGTTATTGATCCTTTATTTTTAAAGAAAAGAGAAGGAGAAGGATCGATAACCAATTTTTTCCAAGCCGGAGATTTAATAAAAATTAAAGATGAAGATATTAATGTTAATAAAAGTATACGAGTAAATTCATTTTCAAGAGACCTGATAAACCCTTATAAATATGAATTGACTATATCAGACACGGTAGAAACCAATATAATCACAAACATATTGGAGAATGTGATTAAAAATGATACCATTATCAAAGTAAATAATTTAAAAGATCCCGCTAGAATTAGACGTAATTGGCGAGATACTGAAGAATTGAAAGGATTAATATTTGACCCCGAGGGTAATTATTTTACCGAAAAAATTAAGCCTGGAAGTATTGACACCATGATGTTATCGGTAGGTGCAAAATCTATGCAGTTTGACTTGATTAATACCCTGTTGGAGGCAAACTATCAAGGTGATTACAATGTTATAAAGGTTACGGGTGGCAGCTTGGTACACTACGCAATTGAACAAGATATCAAATATTGGAATTTAGGGTCAGGCACTACCAATTTATCTAATACTAATGCTTATTATATATATGCCCGATGTGAAAAAAAAGGAGGCAATGGAACTCTTATTTTTTCTCAAGATCAAATTAAAGTTGATGATGACTCTTCCTACTTCCATTTCATTATCGGGGTGTTAAATTCAGTACAAGACAATGTACGGTCAATTTCTCTGACGTATGGAAGTACTACTATAAACGGTAAATTTATACGAACCGGAAAAATAACTTCTTCAGACGGAAGCTCTTTTTTAGACCTGGACAACAATCACCTTAAATTTGGAGACGATAATGCGTGTATTGAGTGGAATAGAAATAATGACAGAAAGTTGGTTATTAAAGGAACTATAGTACAAAGTCCTTCAGGAGATGAAAATGTTATTGGTGTATATAGGGGCGAATATGATAACTCGAAAAAATATTACGTGGGTGATGAAGTTACTTATTTAGGTTCTTCTTATCGAATGATTAAAGAGGCCAACCCTGGAAATACGCCCACCAACAGATCTTATTGGACTATTATATCTAAATCCGGTAAAGACGGCTATAACGGAAAAGACGGGACAAATGGTAAGGATGGTGCAAATGGAAGGAATGGAACGGATGGCAAAGACGGACTAAACGGTAAGGACGGTAAAGATGGTAAGGATGGTAAAGATGGTATAGACGGAAAGGACGGTTATAACGGTCCTGCATTAGTTTTTAGGGGTGAATATAAAGATCATACGGTTTATAGGGGTACTCGACAAACTGTTGAGGTGGTTAAGTTTAGAGATATGTATTATATTTCTAATATTGATGCCGGAGAGTTTGTCGACATATGGCCTTTAGCTACTCATAAATGGACTCCTTTTGGAGCTAATTTTGAAAGTGTTGCTACAGATACTTTATTAGCCGAAAACGCTAATATCGGGGATTGGATAATCCAAAACGGTAAAATCACTTCACAAAATAAAACTTCACAAGGATCTCCTAAGGCGCAATTAAACGGGGTTAATGGTGGTATAAATTTTAAAAATGATTCTCAAATATATACCGAACAAAACACAACGGAGAATACTATAAACGAGATAAATATAAGCTCTGAAATTGGAGAAATTATGATTGCAAACGCTAAAGGTCATAAAACTACGGTAGGATCTCAAGGTATTGAAATTAACAGAGCCGGAAAAACAGTTTATAAAACAAATTATGGTGCAGAATTTAAGGCCGCTTTAATCGTGAAAGGGGATGCTTCCATGGATCAAAAATATTGGAATCAATGGGGTATTTGTGGTCTCTTTGCTAGTGCACAAAATTACAGCAACAACCCTGCCCCTTCATGGGGGGCATATATAAGAGTGTTAAAAGCGATGGGATTATATCTTAGTACGCAAATTCTTAATGGAGGAATTACTCTTAATGAAACTTCCTGTTTTACATTTTCTACTAATAAAGATGATAGAATATATCTTCCAAATAAACCGCAAGAAGGACAACTACTTATTTTCCGTGCAATCTCTTCATGCTCAATATTAGGAAATGGAAATCAAATTTTAACTTTAAAGAGAGGTCTACAAGATGGAATTGCTTTGTTATATGCTAGTAGCGCAATATTAATATTTATGCATGATAAATGGATTCAAATAATTTAAAAAGATAGTATTTTTATAATTACTTATTTTTCAGTATAAAAATAGTTGTTATCTTTGTGTTGAACTTTACACAAGGTATTAATAACATCTTTACAATTTAAGAGCCTTGTAGTCATAGAAAAGGACTGCAAGGCTTTTATTTTTCATTAACTTGCACTTTTCGTTATTTTTTATAACGCTATAAGAATTCGTTAATTTGTATACCAGAATTATCAATAATTTGATAAATTCATAATTCGACTTAAAAATTGTTTCCATATTGAAGTATTTTAAAATAATATTTACTAGAATGATTTTTTATTTTGGGGAAGTGAGAAAAAAGAATTACCGATAGAGTAAAATGAACCTTTAATTAATTCTTTCCTTGCAAATTTTCCATAATTGAAATAATTATCTAAAATTTCGTCAATTTTGTATCCCATATTTTTTAAAAGATAACGCCCAAAGTCGTCATACGATTCAAAATAACCGATAAATTGCTCATTAAACATATTAATGATATCGCTAGCATTATTATCTATCTCAAATTCATTACCATCTAAAAAAGAATGAAAACCTTTCCGATCATCTCCCGTTAATTTACTAGCGTGTTCAATTAATTCAAAAATTCGCTTATCAATATGTATTTCTGATATGAAATTACCGGGTATATATGCCCAGTTTGGATACACAAATGTTGGATCATTTTCATCATTATGTATTTGTTTACATTTTTCATAAAATGATTCGATATTTTTATATTTATTTAAATCTAACCAATGTTCTTGTAGATTATTGTTAATATCTTTATATAACGTTTGTACGCATACTGTCGCATTTAAAATTGTTTCCATATTAAAGTATCTTTAAATTATTTTTTATTATATCTATTTCAAAAAGTATTTTTTGTTGTTTGTAGAATGTGTCATTATTTTAGTTTTTTAAATAATTTTTTATATCTGATAATTTTAACACGATTCCACGGCAATACAATTCTTCATTATCATAAATGTCAAATGTAGCATGAGGTATATCTGTTGTTATTAACCATGTACAGTCTAGTTTTTCTGGACACCATTCTGCTTTAATTGGCAGCGTTTTAAGAGAAATAGGTAAACCTTTTTGATCAAGAGTTGCAGATAATTCATCATAGCTTGGTTCATCTAAAAATGCGAATTTCTGATCTTTGTTTTTATACAGGAAAATACTCCCTCCTCCATAAATTCCTGCTTCATCAGACATAATACCTCTAAATTCCAATAAATCATCAGAAGCCCCGAAACAAACCAAAAGCCCATTTTTTTCGGCTTGTAATTGCTCTTCATCGGTCATTTCTTCTCCATATTGACGGCCATTTAATAATTGTGCTAATTTTTCTTTTTTCATGATTTTAATTTTTAATTATTTTTTTTGTTTCAATAATTTGATACCACAAATATATAAAGTTTTATTATAATGAAACTATTAATATGTGTTAAAGATATGTTAAAGTTTTATTTTTATAAAACTTTAACTAAGTGAAACATTAATTTTGTTTCAAATAAATTAAATTTATATGTATAGAATTGATGAAATATTAAAAGAACGAGGTATCACGAAAACGAAACTTGCAGAAATGATAGGTATTTCAAAAGGTACATTAAGTAATAATTTAAAAGAACCATCTATTCAAACATTAAAAATTATATCTGAAAAATTAAATATACCTTTATTAGATCTATTTATTGATGAAAGAAAAACAAATGAATTAACCGCGCTAATAGACTATAAAGGAGAATTTTTTAAAGCTAATACAGTTAACGAGTTGGAAAAAATTATAGATATAATAAAAGAAAAGGATTATTAAATAATAATTAGAGAATTTTTATTAGTTTTTAAAAATGATCTTGTTTATAACTTTTAAAGGCAAATAAAAATACTTATTCTTTTGAGTTAGTTATTATTTATGTTTAAGTATTAAATATATTAGGCGTATCTGAATTTTCGGCATCAAACAAACTTAAGTTATCGGGTATTTTTTTGATATCAATAAAGTTTTTAGCAATATTAAAATCCTCATCCATGGTGAAAATACAATCACATTCATTCTTTATAGCAATAGAGGCTATTAAAGCATCATATTTTAATTTACGTTTTCCTATATCTTGTTTTATTTGCGCATAATTAGGCTTATTAACATATTGACTTAACATTTTGCCGCAAATTATTGCACTAACAGCATCAAACGGAGCCGGTTTAAAACGCTGTATTAAATATTTAGTAAGCTTTTCCCTTTTAGTTTCATCCATCGTCCATGTTAATTCTGTAATTAAAGGAGTTGGTAATATAACATCTATATTTTTGTTTTCTAAATATTCAAATAATTTTTTAGATAAATCTATCATTTGCTTTTGTTCTGGAATAGATTCCTCTTTAATGCCCCATATATACACCTGAGCGTCTAAACATACTTTTTGTAAGCTCATATTAATCATTTAAAAGTAAATCGTTAATATCTTTCCCATCGAAATGATCTCCTACTATATCTCTTAAATCTTTTAATGCTTTTGTTAGTGGAAGTGATTCATTTTCAATAATTCTTTCTATGGTAAAATCAAGTAATTTAAAATTTTGTATCGAATATTTTGCTTCTCCCTCTAATCCAACTAATGATGAGGAGTATAAATAATCTTTTAACTTTAAACCTATATTCTTAGATATTTTTATGGTTATAGCATGATCATTTGATAAACGTATTTTGGTTGATGGTTGTTTCCCGTCATATAAATATTCAACCTTAACATAAATTGTAGTGTAGTCATTAATATAGTTTTTATCTAATATTATATCAGTTGTTTTATCTATTTCACTTATAACATTACCCTCACTAATAAATTGACAATTGTATATTCCCTTATCCTTTATTTTTTTATTAAATGATTGTAGCTTTTTACCTGTATCATAGGAAAGGGTATCATATTTATTATCTTTTATGCTCTCTGATATTTTTTCAAATGAATTATTCATAAATATATTGGTAGGTTCAAACTTTGTTAAAATACAATTATTTTTGAGTTCAATTAATTTCAACTCAAGTTTTTCATTGCTTCTTATCTCATTAGGATACATGACATATGCTTCTATTTTCAATGCATCTTGTAGTTCAGAAAATAGATTAAATAATTCATTTAAAGTAAAATTTTCTGGAATTGCATTAACTCCAAGTAATTTAATTTCAAATGATTTAATTTCATCTGATTTTATGTTATCGTATTCACTCATTTTTTTTGCCAATTCTTTATAGGTTACTTGCTTTTAAGCATTTTTAATACGCATAACAAATTTTAAGCCGTCTGTAACTTATCTATAATTACATCTATAAGTAAACCCAATCAAAAAAGGGTTATATATTCAGACGTAAAAGATCAATAGTTTTCTATAATGTTAGTGCGAATTTATCTTATTACCTATTGGCCGGCACAATGTCTCACCAATTGTTGATTAAATTCTTTAGTCAATATACAATAACTTTTCTATTCAACCGCAAAATATTAGTTCCATTTTTTCATTAAGATTAAATTATATTTGTATTTATCTAATCTTTATTTATTGTATATAACAGGAATAACGTAATTGTTTCCTTCTACATTTAAAACACAAAAGAAAAAAATTTTACAGTATTATAATCTAATAAACAACTACCTTTAGTAAATTAATTATTTAATATTTTTTGTTTTTGAATAGTAAATTCATTTTCTGTTAAAACGCCTTTTTCTTTTAATTCAAGAAGCTTAAATAGTTCGTCGGATGCAGACACGGCAATGTTTTTCTCGCTAGTTAAATTTTTGTTATCGGGCGTAATATTTTGTGAGTCTACTTCATCAATAATAATGCTTAAAGTGTCCTTTATTTGAGTTGCATCTTCAACTCCTTTTAAATAAATATCTTTAAAAAACGATTTACTTATATCGGCTTTTTGTTTTTTTTCAATTGGCATTGTCATTGAATCAAAACAATCAATCGTTATTGATTGTGAATGTATGTCTTTAATCAATATCTTAACACTTAATTTCGATACTAATTTTTTTTGATGATTTGCACCAGATAATCCTCCTATAATTGATCCTACCCCCCCCGCCAGGATACCTCCTACAACAGCTCCTCCAATTGTTCTTGTAGCGGATTTTTTATCTATTACAGATCCGTTTTCAATAATTTCTACACTTAAAATATCTTTAAAATCTATAACTTTTGTATTACCGTTAACTAATACAGCTATCTTTTTATTTATATTATCCACGGCAAAAATGTAAAATCCTTTATATCCTATTAAAAGCTTGGATTTATAAAATCCACTAGGCAGATTATCATTCATTTTTTTTGAATTAAACTTAATCCTTTCATTAGTTTTTTGGGTTTCTTCGTTGCCTGCTAATAAACCTAAAAAAAGCACGATTATAAATGTAACTATTACAATGAACCAAAGCATATAATTAATTTTGCACTCAAATATATAAAATTTACTTTATTTTATCTCTAATAAAAATATTATTTTTATCTCCATTGATTATTTTAAAAGTAGATTGGTCGAATTTATATAATAGTACTATGGCATTCTCACCCACTGACAGATCTACATGAGCAATATGCTTTAAATAGATCCTTACCACGTCATACGGCTTGACATGTAAAGTGATCGTTGAATCTCCGTAAAGAATGTTTTGTTCTTGAGCTTCAAATACCCCCCTGCTGTCTACATAAACCCCGTAAGGCTCACCTTTCAACTTAAAATGTTCCATAATTTCATAAGTAGGAAAATCTTTTTCCATACAAGGTTTAATATAATCGAACAAAACGTGGGTCAATTCTCTGACGGTCCGGGCATTCTCAAGATCGTTTAATGAATCTTCACAATGCCCTCCCATTTTTAGCATGATATTTTTTATTTGTTTATTATCCATTTTTTTTATTTAATAGAATAATCCTTTTGCTCGAGCGCTGTCCAGTCCCGAATTAGATTTAATATATTGTACCATGTCACTCATCATTTTTTCCATGGAATTTAATTTAAAGGTGTTCATTTCAATTTTACTCATCAATGTAAGTTGGTCCCTCAATAAATTAAAAGAGTTTAATTGATTCATGCGAATGGCATTCAACTGTCCGGCAATTAAATTTGCCGTATCTTCACTCACTCCTTTAATGGCTCCTGAGAGAGGGTCCATCTCTACAGAGTTAATGTTTTTAAAAAAATTTTCAAACTCCGTAAGCGCATTAGTAAAACTATTTCCCGCCTCGCTCAACTGGTTTTTCCATTTATCAAAATCAAACCCTGATAAGGAATTGTTATTATTACCCATATAGTCAGACATATCCTTAACAAACTTGTCGGTTACCGGTTCTAATATGCGCAATTTAAGCGCGTTTTTAACGGAATTAGCAATGACCTGCTTAAACGTCTTTTCAAAATCTTTGGCCGCATCCTTACCCTCTGAAAAAGCAGTCGTAAAAACATCTGCCAATTGATTTGCCACGTCTTTAAAATTTGTTTGGGTGAGGGTTTCTGCTATATTGTTTTGAATGTCGATGATTTGATTATTAATTTCATTTATTTGATTTTTCCAATCTTCAATCGCTCCGTTGTCGCGTTTCTTGCTTTTTTTCTTTTGCTCATTAGCTATTAACTCATTAAGTTTTTGTTGTTGAGATTGTAAATTTTGGATTTTATCCCGTTGCGTTGAGTAATAATCCTCTCCTACCGCCCTGCCTACTTCACGTTCCAAGTTTGAGAACAACCGCTGTATTTCTGCTAATTCAGATTTTAATTGTTTCGTTCTCCTTTGCAATTTTCTTGATTTGCGATCAAAGGCATCAGAAAGAGTACTGATCAGGCCCATAGCTCCACCAATTATTTGTGCCGGATTTTCATTTAATACACCGGAAATAGCCTGCATTCCTCCTTCTATTCCTTTGACAATTTTATCTAAATCTTCGGTTTTATAGCCTAAATCCTTTAATCCGTTGGAAACCGCCTTTAAAGACATTATTGCATTCTCTTCAAACTCTTGATACGCTTTTTTTAATTTATCAAGCGCCTTGGATTTATTCATATCACCTTCCGCATCCTTGTATTTTTTAATAGCCTTTCTAAGATTGGTTAAAGGAGAAGAAATTGAGGTTTCATAATCGTCTAATTGTTTGGTGAGGTTCTTTTTAATTCCTTCATCACTAATATTGGCGATCATTTCTTTCATCTTCTTCGTGCTTTTCTTAAACACCTCTAAAGACACATCGCCCATCCCGTCAAATAGATGTTGCCAAATATCAGAACCTTGTATTTCCGAGGCGTCTAATTCACCGATAAGTCTGTCTTTAGTCTTTTCTATGAGAGGAATTAATTCTAAATATCCTTTTTTTCTTGCAAGCAATATATTTTTCTCGGCTTCGTCAACTATTTCTTTTCGTTGAGTTTCAAAAGTTTTGAAATTAGCCAATAAATTGTTTAAAATATCCTGCTGCGTTTTTTCGGATTCTTGATTGAGAAAGTTAAACGCTTCATTTTTTTGCTCACCAAAAATATGAATCGCTCCTTCATTCAATTTTTGTTTGAATTCTGAAATTTTTTCCACATATTCAAACAAGGACCGGCTTTCATCTTTTGCTCGGGCAATACTGTCCTTTAATTGCTCAAAGGATGATTTTATACCTTTAATTTCATTAATTCTGTCCGTAAGGACGGATAGTTGATTGCCTTCAACTAAGGTTAATTGGCCTCCCTTATTTACGATATTGGCTTTTTGTTTTTCTAAATATTCTAAAAATGTATTTCCGTTTTTTAGTAAATCGGAAAATTGCTTATCGGCAGAATCTTTACCCAAATTCTCGATCCATTTATAGTAATTAGAATATTGTTGACTTTTATAGGTCAATTCTTCATCAAATCCCCGTATTGCCAGATTAAAACGGATCTCTTCCACTTTTTGATCTGCTTCTATCTTTTTGTCGGAAAGCTTTTTAATAAACTCCTTGTTTTTTTCTTCATACGCTGTTTTTGATATAATGTCATCAATTTTCCTGGATACCTCTTCCCAATACTTTAAAGATCCGTAAGGATATTCTTCTTTCTTAGTTTTTGTCTTTCTTTTGGATGATTTTTCAACGGATATATTGTATTGGTCTAACTCTTTTCGTGCTTCTTTGATCAGTTGAGTGTATTCTTTAAAGTCTTTTTCTTGATTGGTGGTCCTGCCCGAGGACGGCAACGCTTCCAGTAATTTGGTGTACTCTTCTTCTCTTTTTTTCCAATATTCCTTATTTTTAGTTGCTGCCGGTGATTTTAGAGCTAATAATTTTACGTCGACACCGCTTATCTCTTCTAATTTATTTTTTAAAGCATAATTGATGGGTGATAAATAAGAAGGAATAACCGAAAATGAATATCCTAGTTTATCTACCTCGTCTTTAGTTTCAATAATTAATTTTTTTTGTTTCAACAGGTCCTCAGTCCCTTGTTTTACTAATGATATCTTTTTTTCATGCGATAAATTCTCTTTATTCAATACATTTTGATTATCCAAAATAGCCAATGCCTGGTCTGTTAAAATTTTCTTTTGCTCTTCAAGGTATTTAATTTTCTCTTTTTCCGATAATTCTTGATACGCAGCCTCTTTGGCATTTTGCTCGTTAAGTTTTTTTTGCTCTTTAAGTAATTTTAATTCTTCTTCTTGAGCCGCAAGTAATTTGGTTACATGAATAATTTCAAATACATTTTTGTCGTCTTTTACCGTTCTTTCATAACGTTCTCTTAATTCTTTAATTTTGTTTTCCACTTCTTCTATGCCTTTCGTGTTTATCTTAACATCGGCATCATCCATGGCTTTATTTAAAATCTTTTGTTGCTCTGCCGCACTTTTGGCTTTAAAAGCATGAAGATCTAAGTTTTGTAAATAGTCGGGGTATAAGGCTTTTAATTTATTGAAAGCTTCTACTTGAGCATAAATGGAGTTTGTTTGTGAATTGATCGTATCTACCCATCTTGAGGTATTTTCTCTTCTTTTTTGTCCTTCTTCCAATCGAGCATTTAATTTTTTTTGCGCTTCTTCTTGAGCGTTAGTGCTGTCATGCAAGGCCCACATAGTAGCGGTTAATCCAACAATAGTGGTGGTAATTAACACAAAAGGATTGACACTCATTGCGGCATTTAAAGCATTTTGGGCCACGGTTTCAGCCGCTAAGGCTACCGCTCGAGCCCTTGAAACTATAGTCAACCCTTGAGTGGCTCTGGACAAATTAACTACGTTTGTAACCATTGAAATACTTGTATTGGCTTTTTGAAGTGTATTAACAAGCATTAATGCGGCGCGATAAGCCCCGTAAGTACTGATAAGTGTAGTTAAAACTTTAACTATTGCTTCATAGTTTTCAACTAAAAAAGCAGCGGCCGAAATTCCCCCTGAAAGTATACTTTGTGTTTTTGTGCCTATATCATTTAAGGCAACATCCACCGCATCAGATAGTTTTTCCCGTAGTCCAACCAATGATTCCGTTTGTTTGATCATCAAGTTATGGAATTTCCCGCCCTCTGAAGACATATTTTTAAACGCTTTTTGAACTTCTGGAAATCCTACTTTTCCGGCTTCTACCATTTCGTTTATTTGGTTGGTATTAACTTTTAGGACCTTGGCTAATTCCTCGTAAATAGGGATGCCCCTCCCCGCAAATTGTCTGATGTCTACCGCATACGCTCTTCCTTGGGTCCTCAACGTACCGTATAAATACGCCAGGTCTCCGATTGGTTGAGATACCCCTGATGCAACATCCCCTAACATTTTGAGTTCATTGCGCACTTCATGTGCGGCACTCCCATAAGCTAACAACTGTTTTGCGGCTTTTGAGGATGATTGCAACCCAAAAGGAGATTCGGAAGCAAAACTTACCAATTCGCCCATTAATTGGTCGGCCTTTGCCTTGCTTTGAAGCATAACTTCAAATGCTATTTGGTTTTGTTGAAACTCTCCTCTTACTTTTATTAATTGGTTGGTAAAGCCTTTTAAGGCAGTTAGCGAAAAATAAGCGGCAACCCCTGTGGATAGAGATTTAAAGTACCCGTTCATTTTAGAGGTTTCATCTTTAACGGTACTAGATAAATTTTCAACATCTTTTTTAGTTTTGTCGAGACCCTGAATGGTTGCTTTAACAGGTTTATTGGAAGATAAATCTTTTATTTTTTGCTTCGCCGTCTCTAATTCTGTTGAATATGCGGTTATAGCAGACTTAGCATCGATAATTCTGTTTTTTAGTTCGTTCCATTTTTTGGACCCTTCGCCAAAAGTTTTTTGTTGATATTTAAAGTTCTCGATCTCCTTATACAATTCTTTAATATTTCTTTTGGCTTCTTCCATAATAACCCGCTGCTTAACCATTTCGTTACTCACACTGTTTCCGGGGGCAGGAAGGATTAATTTATTTAAATTTACCCCGTATTTGGAAGCATTTTTTTGTATTAAATATTCCAACCTTTTACCGGAATTTACAACTGCCGTATCTAATTTAGAAAAATCATCCACGGCATTATTGGAAAAATTTTTAATTAAATCTTCCCCCTGTTTTATCGCTTTTTTTATAAGGCTTAGATCAATTTCAGCCGAAAAATTTAAAGCTCCTTCGTTATTGTTCATTATAGATTTTTATTTTGTTGATTTAGCATATAATTTATAATATCCTCATCCGTTTGATAGGACACCTTGTTAGATTGAGAGGTAGACGGAGTCTTTGATTCGTTTGTGTCGTATTCATAATTTGAAGCGTCTATCATCATTCGTTGAATGATTGGCCAAGGAATAACCTCGTTCATTTCTTTCCATGTAAACCCAAAGTTTTTTTTAATTTCTCCCCTGATCCCGTATAAAGATTTTAAGCCTCTTTGTTTTCCTCTATCGGAGTCGGGATTGCTGTCCTTAGCGGGGCTAGTAATCTGATAGAGTTGGTAAAATCCACTAAATTTCCTATAGTATTAATCAACAGCGCAACCTCTACGAGTTTAGAAGGAGTTAATGAACGGTAAAAAAGCCCTGTATAATATTTCAATTTTTTTTCATTCGTATATTCCATGCCCAGAACGGCAATAGCAACAATCTTTGCTAAGACAATCGCCTTTTCTCTAACTAAGGATATAGCTGCTTTATTTAGCTGCAATTGATCTTCATTATCTAGTGAATTTTCATATTCTAACTTCAAATATTCTTTAGATAGCCTGTCTAAGACCTTTAATACCGGTTGTTTTATAACAAATTTTTTCTCTTTGCTTATTTTTACTGTTTTATATGTTGCGGGTAAGAATGAAAATAGGCCCTCCCGTTTAATCTTTTCTTTTTTTTTATATTCCACAGAAATTGAAAATTCAACTCCTTGGTTTAACAGCAAATCGTATTCTTGTCTTTCTGCTTGTAGTTTTTGAGATATATCCATGGTTGTATAAAGTTAAAAAGCCTATATAATAGGGGTTATATAGGCTTATTTACATGATTTTTTTATAAATTTTAATGTGCTTAAACTGTAAACCCAACGTTTACCGAGCCTATATACTCTCCCCCTGCTTTTTCACTAATTGTAGCAGAATTCTTAGTTATATTGGAAACCTCAACATTTGAAATATCGACTAACGGGTTTAACTCTTTAACTCTTTTAAGTATTGATTCCTCTGAATTCTCTTTTAGTTTTCCAATATCTGTTGATTGCAAAAGAGAATTTAAATTAAGTAGAGTTTGGGTTATCTTTTGAACTTGCCATTTAGACTCACCTTCTTTAGTTGGTTCAAGTATTGTACACACCAGGTGTATTTGCATAAGTTCGTTCTTTGTAAAAGAACCGGATAATTTAGGCATTATGGATACTCTAGGATAAGCAAATATATACCCCTTTTCAGGAGTTATTTTGCAGCTCCACTCTTTTGCTTCAATTTTATTTGGCGCACAATAAATTGCATCGTCTCCTGTGCCTTTAATAGTTCCTCCAAAAAGTTTTTGTAGCGTTTCTAAATTAAAGTTCATTAAATCAAGCTCAAAACTCTCTTTCCCCGGTACTGTTATTGAATCAATCGCCGTATCTGATTCTTCTGAATAAAAATCTGTCGTATCTCCATCTTCACTGTTAAATGTAAATGTTTCGCGTCTTGTATATCCCAATCGAAACCACTGATTAGTCATTCCCCCATCTGCAGGAATGGTTCCAAATTCTATTTTTTGGAGTCCCCTGGTTATTGTCTTATCTGTTGCCATTTTCTATTATTTTATTTAAAATATGCTTTATAACTTATAAATTGAATTCTTATGTTTATATAATGATTATTAGCGGTATCCACATCTTTAAGGGTATTTTCCCAAACTATGTATAAGTTGTAATCCTCATTATAAATTTCATCAATTTTATTTCTTACTAATTCGTTTAACTCGTTCAGCCTTTTCAAATTTGGCTGGTTTTGTATTTGATTTTTGTATTTTATTATCAAATCAGGAACATGAATATTAAGGTTATATGTTCCCTTTTGTATGTCTCCGGTTGAAAGTATTAAAGAGTTAATAACAATATCTTCTTTATTAGAGTTTGCCGGACGTTGCAGTTTATAAACTCCTCCGGTTAAACAGGCTTGTAAAGATTGTATTGTCTTGAAAATTAAATCAAGTACATCTATATTGGTTCTCAACTTATTAACTTGTTTAGATTGGTAACCATTTTTGGAAGCTCCCGTCTGACTAATTCTTCAGAAGAAGTAAGGACATTATACCCTTTGCTTTCCACGTATACGGCATAGTTCATCCCCGCTACTACTATTAATGAATACGAGTTCTTGGGTTGTTCTGCAGCTAATTTTAACGCTAAACTCTCGCCTTTTTCAGCTCCCTGCTTATTGTATTCTGCTAAACCATGACGGTTAAAACCTATTTTTTTAACCACGCTTCCATCTTTAACAATCAGGTAACCTATGGAAGAACGCAAGTTATTGGTAATGTTTTTATAGCGCCCGTTATTTCTTGCCTCAATTACAGCTTGTTCTCCTAAATAACTTAAATTCATTAAAAGAATACTTTCTACCTTTTCAGTGTATTTATGAAATTGAGCCCTTATTTCGCCTAAATTAAATTCTGGTTTTAAACCCATAGTCTTGTATGTAATTGATCCATTCGCGAATACATTACAGGCAACTCCTGCACCCTTACGGATCCTTCTCCATCTATCACTCTAATTAGCGTTCCTTGAGTCACCTGTTTTGTACCCTTTGGGCATTGTATCAATGCCGTATATAAATAATTAACACCATCTACACCTTTAATAACTTTACCGTTTCCGGCTTCATCCCTGCAATAACAATAATGTTTCCATTCAGTTTTTTGAGGTTGGTAATCACCGTTGCCATCCCGAATAGACTCAGCAATTACAAGTATTTCTAATTTATAGGGATATTGCATTACCATAAATGGACAGCACTTATTGTTGAACTTGTAAAAAACGTATCGTCTTCGCCTAATTCTTTTGCTAATGAAGAATACCACAACCGTATTGCTTCCATGTCCCAAGAAATGGAATACCCACCCTCAGACAAAGTTTTTTGTTTTGGAAGAAATATGCTGAATTCTTTAAAGAGTGTTTTTTTCAAAAGCAACACATCTTCTTCGGTCTTTACTTCTTTATCGGGTGAAAGTTTTTGATTTATTATGATTAAATCAACGGTTGCAATCTCAACTCCAAATGGAGCTAACGTTGCTAATAAGTATTCTTTATAAGTCATGGGGTTATCTAACTACTTTTCGGTCTTTAAACTAAATATTCCGTTGATTGAAGTAAATACAGGTAAGGCTATGACTTCTGCTTTAATAAAATCGGTTTGATTTGAATTTTGTTTCTCACCTACTCCCCATTGTGCAATTCGAATTCGCCCGTAATTAGAATATGTTATGTCGTCTTCCTGTCTTAATTCGTTGTCAGTGTGTGAATTTTTAATAACACCTAATTTCCCCTCAGGTACAAATACTAAGTTTTTTCCGTTGAACGGACTGATTGTTTTTAATGATCCGTCTGGTAAACGTACATTTGTTTGGCGGCGAATCACTTTAAATTTTGGCAATTCATTGCTCTCCATAAATGAATTTAACTGACTTAATAAAATCGGACTGTTACTTTTATCCGTACCCAAAATAACTTGCTTTAATTTTTTAGCTTTCGTAATAAAACTAAGTTTTGCTTGAGAAATCCATATTTCAGAAAGTTTTATATTTTGGGCGGCATCCACTATACTCTGAATGTCTTCAAAAGGATCCACCGTATCTATATTAGATTGTACCCACTCTATGGTTGCAACTCCTTTATTGGAGTCAGGCATCTGATAATTGATACTCGTTTTAATCCCTTCAGGGTTATTATCTGCATTTAAATTATAAATTCCTTCATTGGATAATGCCCCTAAAAATATCATATCAAGTTTTGCTTGGACCCCTTCCACCGCGTTTTTAACCGCGCCAAACATGATTTGCATTAATTCTTGCTTTTTTTTCTGATCGGGTAATAAACTGCTGTTCAGTAATTCTAATATCTTTCTGTACTCTTGCACAGGCAACGGAATAGAATGAGCATGTGTAAGATTTTTTGCACTAATTGTACTCAAACCTTGAGGTCCTCGAATCGGCTCTTTAGCATTCTCATCTATAGTCGCAGCGGCAATCGATAAATTATATTTACCTATGATTTCTTCAAAGTGATAACTGGTAGAAGGAATATCCCACGTCATATAATTCTCGTAAATAGGCGTGTCAAACAACAATTTATTTTGTCGTGAAGCTTCGTCAATGCGTAATTGTACTCTTTTAGTTAATTCTTTAAATATAGAGCTATATAAAATTGGTGGCATATTATTGATTTATAAATAAAATATTATGATTCTTTTTAAGATAATGGCCCTCTTTCCATTCCTCAGGAAAGGCTCCCAACACGTTTTTAAGGATAACCGCTTCGTACGAAACACTTACGGTTGTGTCTTTAATGTCGTCTACGGTTTTGTCGGACTCAACAACAAATTCTGGAATATTAGTAGGTTCATATAATATATCGCCTTCTTTTAAATCCTGAATCGGTTTTGATAATGTAATCGTGTCAAACGTGTTATCATCAGTATCAATATCGGTAATTTTTACCTCTTCTCCTCCACTTTTCACGACAACATCCCCTTTACATAGCAAGGACCCTTTAGGTATTCTGGGCTTAGAAGCGGTTCCACCGCCCACTATAACCACGTATTTGATAATTGTAGCTTCTAATTTGTCAAAATTAACTTTAACAAAGGTTCCACGAGGAATAAAAGTCCCTATTGGTAATTTATTAGTGATATTGAACCCCCCGGGCAGCACTTTACTTTCTCCACGCCAAAAAGGCTGCTTACTGCCTACATATTTTGTTTCTTTAAAATTTACTCCCATTTTTTTATTATTATGATTTATTCGGTAAACTTGCTACGAAATCTCTTTCTTCTTGGGCTAGCATTGCATCATTGGTTACTTGAAGTCCCGTTTTTTTGGTAGGTACTTCTAGATTTATTGTAGATTGCTTAATTTCAGAAAGTAATTGTTTTATTTCATCCTCTTTCAGATGATCGTCAATTTTAACACCGATCATTCGTTCTTCCGGTATTTCCATTTCTTTAACATATTTAGCAATAAGCTGTTGTCTTTTTTCCTTCCCTTGCTCTTCCAATAATTTTTTATTTTGTTCAGCAATACCGGCAATAAGTTGATCATTTGCCTTTTTGAAATCAAGAAACCAATTCGGAGCCCCCGATAAATTAGATTCGTTACCGTGTTCCTGTTTATTTTTTAAGCCTTCAAGTTCAGCAAGTTTGTTTTGTAGTAGGGACTTTTCCTGACGAACCGTATCTACTTCTCCTTGAAATGCTTTAAGAAGATTTTCAACCCCTGAGATAGCGGTATCAATATCTCCCTCTACTGTTACGTTATCAGCTAAATAACTAGCCATCCCGTTAAATGCTTTTTCTCCAAACCCTAAATTTTTATATTTAGTTTTTAGCGCTGTTTTTATTTTTTCTTTCATTACAAAATATTTTGTAGCACAAAAATACATTACGGTATGAGCGCTTCGCTTGATTTAAACGGGTAATTACTAAATAATTACTATAAAAAAACAAGAGTCTTTCCTGTTGCATACAGGAATATAAAAGAAGGTTAAAAACTAATTAATCACAGGTTTTGGAAAATGGGCTTTATAGGTAAAATATCTTTATTGTCTCTAATAAAATAAGGTAGAGACTTTGCTGTATTAATTCTTTTAAGATTTTCGCTTAACCAAAGTAAAAAGTTTGAAGGCAACTCTTCCACTTCATTTACACTTTTCCAGTCAAGCTCTTTTCCACGCAACGTATAGTTGTTAAGTTTAAGCATTTCTTCATGTGTCATTAAAATTGGAAGCATACTGCATAAACATTGTGGGTGCCACCCTACAAATTGAAAATATTTAGGGTATTTACCCTTTAATGAATCGCATATTTTACAGGGATACGGGTTTTTGCTTCTTTTTATTTCATAGCCCACGACAAAGGGCATATCTTGCCATCTTTCAATATCTGCAGTTTTGTATGCAATATTAATTTCAGTTCTTGCCAGGCGTAAGGCATTTTTTTTACTGCTTCGATAAACTCCTCTCCCCGGCGCATATTCTTTCGCTGCTTTTGATAAAGTTAATTTGTTGTTTTGATCTTTAATTCTCCGAAAAAGCCTGTCCGGTTCGTTAAGATATTTTTTTATACCGATGCTCAATAAATGTGCAGATTGTCCACTACGCAAACAAGCGTCTATGCACAATTCTAACTCCTTTTTGTGTTGAGTGGTTAATTTCCATACTCTATCGGACAAGTTTAAACCGTATCTTTTACGTTCAAAAAAAGCATGTAAGGGGGCATCGCTTCTTTTCAAAAACTTATCCTTGTTCTTGATTGTTTTTATTTTTTTTACTAACTCGTCATTTTTAGTATTGGACAGGTTCCATTCCTTAGTAATTGAAACTTTCAATGAGGAATATAATTCTGAATACATATTTCGTAGAATATTCTTTACCAATTCAGCAAACGGATAATTATAAAAAGTAAATGCTTTTTTATGTAAGGTAATTCTATGAATTAGTATTAGTTCAATTAAAAGATCTGTATATTTTTCATAGAGTTTTTCAATCTGAATGGTATACTCATCTACTCTTTTATGGGCATCGTCAATCATTTTACTTTTTACCTAGTTTTTATAAGGTTTTTAATAGGTCCTTTTCTTTCGACAGTTCAAATTCATAATATATCCCCGCCCCACTTTCATCTCTTAATTTATACCTTACTTCATTCATGCTTATTAGTATTTCAATTATAAAGTTTTCTAATTGTTTACTGTCGTTTTTAATATATATAGTATCTCCTACGCTAAATTTAGTTTTTATTTCCATTAGTTTAAATTTTTAAGATTAAATACCGGATTCAAAAATATTTACGGCTCTTTCTTTTTCTACCTTTTCCTCTTTTTCTATTTTAATTTTCTCTAATTCTTCTGAAGCATTAGTTACATAAGGATTTAATGATACGGCGCTTTGTTGCGAAATAATTTCGTTCTGCTTTGCCTCTATTAAATCATTTAACAAGGTTGAGATGTCTTCATCAAATGGTTCTTGAAATTCATGGGTTATAATCAATTTTTCACATTCTTCTTTTAATTTAACATCTAGAATATTTGAAATAATAGCTATAATCAAATTAGAGAATCGGTCCAACATAGCCCCATATATTTCCTTATTCATATCTGCTTTTATTTTAGCTAATATCATTAATTGCTTTAAAGCTTTACCGGACATATTACTTGTTCCTTTAATGTTTTCATAATCTATACTAGGTGTAAACGCTCCCCTGAGTATGTGTTTATCTAAAAAATCCATTTCGTATTTTTTTCCTTCAGGTAAAGAATCATAGGTTAAATAACTGGCCCCGCCTTCACCGGTTAATTTGATTATTTTACCCTGGTCGTTTTTTTCCGGCATGGAAGCTATTTTATCTATATGAAGTTTAAGGATTGGAGAAGAAAAATAATCATTGGTATCAGCATTAGTAGACGCTAACCATTCTTGCCTTTCAATAAGAGGATTCACGTCCCCGAATTCTGTATTTTGTTGAAATAAAATTACCGGTATCTTGCCAGCTAAATTAATTTCTATATTTACATCCCACCCTAAATTAGATTTAACACATCTGTAAATATTTTTTTTTGTGTATATATCACAATGTTGCTTTACATCGCCGCCGACTTTTAAGTTATATACTCTGGCGAAATTCAGTAATCTACCAAATTGATCTTTTGAATAATACAAATCATCTCCAAGGGATTTTGACAAGGGTTTAGCTAAAATGTCCGGTAGTCCTCCTTCTTCTTCTTTTTCCCAATGGATTAATAAGGCACTTTCCGACTCAGCTCCGGCAATTCTTTTGCATTGTCTTATAGCATAGTCAAATCTTATTTTCTTTAAAACATCCAAAAACTTATGGTAAGCGTTATCTGTTTTTTTCGATGTTTGATTCCATTTAACCGGATTACCAAAAAGCATAACTAAGGAAATTTCATTGATGTATTTTGGATAATTTATAGGCAACTTCCATTGTTTTTTTAGGCCTATCCGTTCTCCTTTTTCATTGGTTAAAATCTTATCTTCTCTATCATTTATATTATGCGTGTTTACATTATATTTTTTAATATTACTTGACGCGTTTTCGCTGTTATTGTCCAGTATTGACAAAATACCGCTTATATCTTTAGTAGACAATAACTCATCAAACGTTTTATTTACTCCCATTATCAATATTTTAATATTTATTTATTTTTAGTGAAAACCAAAAGTGTCTTTAGTTATATTTTCAAATACCCCCGTATCCATGTATTCAAAATACATCCTCATAGTAAAACAATCTAACCAATCGGGTGAATGGCCAATAGTGTCTTTAATTTCTTCCTTCGGTTTAACCTCTAACTTGCCGTCACCGTCAACATTCCAAGTTTGAAGATTTCCTAACTCCAGGATTATATTTTCTTTCTCGCTTTCGCTTATTTCAGCCTCAAACCCTATTTCATTATTATTTATCTTTTCTGCTAATTTATAAGCGCATTGAGTTTTAAGATTTTTATAATTTTCCTCATTAAAAGGTTTAGAGTTATTTTTAAACCCAATCACATTGCAATTATCAACCACTCCTCCACCAACCCCGTCTTCATCTACTAATACTCTGTAATTCGGTATTTTATATTTTTGCTGCAAATGTTTTATGTTCATTTGAATATCCGTTAGTCTCGAGGTATCAAATTGATTTTGGTAGATAAGAACATAACCATTCCACACAGTTATTCTAGCTACATCAGAACCAAACCTAGCAACGTCACAAACTATATAATACTTTCCATTCTTAACTGATAATATATTATTAAATATTTGTAAAATGGTATCGTGGGCACACATAGCATTCGGGTTATCTTCATAATCCCAATTAGCTTTTAAAAGTCTTTCTATTAATACCTTGTTATTAGACGTTTGAAGGTTTTTTATATAGCCGGAATCGATGAAAGGATTTTCAGTTACTAAGCATTGTAAAAAAGCGATGTGTGGAGGTAGTAATTTTTTAATATAGGGCTTATAAAATTTATTATAAAGCCAATTTTTTTTAGGATTACAAGTAATAAATATTTTTCCGATTAAGTCATATTTATCGTTCATCCATCGGTTAATCCTAGTTTTAAGGATATCATAAGCCCCTAAATTAATTTGTCCGGCTTCTTCAATCCATCCTCCTGTATATTCTTTAGATCCGAATCTTTCATATAAAGGATCTTTCGGAAGGAATTGTAATTTTAAAAAATCTATCCTACTTCCATTGATAAATTCTATGAAATTATATTTTTCGTTTATTTTATAGTAATCTTTATCAATACCATATTGTTTAAACACTCTGCCGAAGGTCTGCCAAGTTGAAGTCATTAAATCAACTAAGGTCTCTCTACCTACAAACCATTTTGTTCCTGGGTATAAAAGACTCATAAAAGCTAAATAGGTACACCCTGTCCAGCTTTTTGCTCCTCCTGCGGCTCCTCCGTACACAACGTCTGTATGTACATCGTCTGTCAATAGTTGAAAGCAATCGTTTTGTTTTTTGTGAGACTTTCCATCCCTATCAGTTATAAACTCAAAATTTTTGCGCTTGAATAATTCAATACGGGCTTCTAATAATGGATTATACCGGCACGGTGCATTCATTAAACTCAGCTATTGTTTTGTCCTTCACTTAATATTTTTTCAACCTTTTTTAAATTTTCGGTAGGTATTTTTGAGGCGTCAAATGATTTAAACAAATCATCACCATCTTTCCCTGTATGTTCATTATACTGTTTGTTTTTCCAATTTTCGGGATCTTGATTAGTAAGTGCAAATATTATTGCTGCGGTATCAGGAAGGATATGTTTTGTTGTTGTTGTTATCTCCGTTGATTTTTGTCTATTTACAGTCTTTGTTTCTACAACTTCATATCCGCGAATTTTTTTTAATAAAGATTTTTCAGCTTCTACTGCGTACATTTTACGTCTCTCTTTTTTTGCCTTTTTTATTTTCTCGGAAAAATCGGGTTTTTCTTTTTGCCACTCAAAATAGGTACAATCGGCAATTCCTACTCTTTTGCATATCTCTGTAACGGTATAACTATCGGATTTTATTAAATCGGTTATTTCTTCTACTATCTCTTTGCTATACTTTGCCATATCAAGGGTTATTTTCACATTTTAAATTGAATCAAACTTTATATTATTCTTAATTTCTTTTTCGACCTGTATATATTTTTGTATAAAATTTTTATCGTATTGGATGTCTTCATCAAATTTTTTAATAAAAAAATAGACACTAGATATGTGCCTATTTAGTTTTTTACTAATCTCATAAGTAGATAATCCCAGCTTTCTTGCATAATGAACATACATCATTCTGCTTTGGGCATATTCAAGTTTTTTAGAATTAGAGGAAATATCATCGGATATATTAAACACAAGTTTAATTATCTTTTCGATTTGATCTAGGATAGAATAGTCAATATCAATTTTTTTTATAAAATGAAATTGATCTAACCCACATTCTTTTAACTTAGATAGTTGTTGATGTATATACTTGTCTGAACCTTTTAATGTACCGGTAAAAATTACTTCCAAAGAGATTTATTTAGTTAAAATTATTTTTCTTAAATGTTGGTGTAGTTAGCTTACCTTATTAAAAGTCAATGCCTTTACTGCCCATAGAAGTGCCCCTTCTAATTCCGTTATTGCCACAGAACACAATCTTTTCTGTTCCTGTGATTCAGAATTAGCTCTTAAATCATTTAAGGTGTCTATTTTAGCTGCAATATTTTTTTTAAATTGGTAAACTATTTCATTTCCTGTAGGGGTGTTATTTAACCCTACCAACTTTCCCCCGTAACTTAAGTTTTGATTTTCCATCTTTTTTAGATTTTTTAATAATAGTATTTATACAAAAATACTTAATTTTTATTTATTCAACAAATTGATTTAATGTTATTTAATTTGTTTTACTTAAAGTTATACTTTAAGTTGTATTTTTTCTTCCAATTGCATTTCTGTTATAATCCTTGAGAGTTGAGCCGGTGAGATATTAAATATTTTTGATAAGGCGGGGATTGTATTTTCTTCATTTGATTTAAAATATTCGTAAACCTTTATTTTCAGGACTTTAGGAATATCATCATATCTTTTAAAATCTCTCATTTTATTGGTTATAGTTTTCTTATTTTTTATTCAAATAGTTATTTACTTTTTCAATGAACTCTTCTAATGAATAACATACCTCTACTTTATAATCTTTTCTTTCTGCGTCTTCGATAAACACTCGTTGATTTTCTCGTAATTTTCCGTTTTTTGCCTTCATTTCGATAAATAACCCATGATACCCTTCTTTTCCACGCATAAGAAAAAGGTCGGAGACCCCGGCCATAACTCCCTCTCCTTTCATTATGGCCGCCTCTATTTTGCCTCTTTTCCCTCCGTTTGGAATAGCGAAAATGGTTTCTTTGGGATATTGAAGCTTAAACCATTTGATACATGCTCTTTGTAACCGGCTTTCAGGGTTCTCGCGTTTTTTTCTTATTTTAATTTCTTCTTTATTTTCCATTTTTTAAGGTCGATATTTATTATTAATTTTTCATAAAACACAGCCAATGAGTGCGTGATTGTTTGCCGGACTTGTGTCCAAAAAGGGGTTGAACTCCAAAGATTTCAATTATTTTTTTAATGGATATTTGATATTCATTCCATTTAAAGATTAAAAAGCCTTCATTTTGCAATACTCTCATACATTCTTCAAATCCTGATTTTAAATCGTCTTCCCATGTAGGAAATAATTTGCCATATTTTTGGGCTGTAAAGGAATTTTGCCCCAGTTTTTTTAAATGTGGTGGGTCAAATACTACCATTTTAAAAGAATTATCGTCAAAAGGCATTTTTCTAAAATCTCCTATAATATCGGGATCAATATGCGCACGTCTTCCATCACAAGCTATAAAATCAGCTTTGCGTATATCCATGTAAACAGCACGTGGATCTTTTTTGTCAAACCACATCATTTTTGGGCCACAACAAGCATCTAGTATTATTTTATTTTCCATTTTTTTTATGCTAGTATTCTTTTTACCGTCTCTGTAATTTTTTAGATTACTTATATGAATAATTATGTTTTTAGATTTAATAATTCCAGTCTTGTGGTTTGTCAATCCATTCAAAGCTATATACCCATACCCACGGATTTTCATCCCACGATTCAATTCCATATATGGATTTCCAAAGAGATTTAAATCCTTTTCTAGCGGATGGTAAATTAAATCCAGTTCCATGATAATAATCTTTGTACCTACTTACATAGTCCTCGAACATTTCAACCCCCTCTTTTATAGCGTCTTTTTCTGTAATATCCTGTAGCTTTTCAACCCTTACATCCGTTACTTTAAGAAATATCCTCACGGCTTTTTTTGGCATGAGTATAGGACTTCCCCATTTCTTTAATTCAAAGTTTTCTATAAAACTATCATATTCGGTATCATAATTGATTTTATATAAATATGGTTCTTTTAAATAATCACTATATCCACTATACCCCCATTTTTCTCTTACCCATAGAATAACTCCTTTTTTTATTGGATTTTCTTCTAACAAATCATCAATATTAATATCTACATTCGCCATATCTTTGCTTGTTACTCCCTCCTCAGTTGCTCCTGACAGATATTTTTCCCCTTGTTCTACTGCCCATTGTTTTGTTGGCTGTGGTTTAATTATTCTTCTTGTCTGGGTTTTATCTTCAGCTAGTATAGCTTGAATCATCGGAGTTGAAAAATTAATTGGTATATAGGTGTTTTTAGTTTTTTTCATATTATCTAAGTTTTTGTGTTTGTTATTATTCGTACATGTTTTTTTAATAACTTAAAACTAATGTTGCTCAAATGGTTATTTATAACATTAATTGTTGAAAATTGATTTCAAATCTTCTCCTACTTTTATCCAATCTGAAGATATAGCCTCATAATCACTTTTTTGATAATTAGATTTTATACGAGATGGAAATATATTTAATACACTACCCATGCTTAAAAAAAATTTATTTCTTGGTAATAATTTTAAGAGGAATTTTGCTAATTCTTCTTTTTTCATTTGTTTATATTTATTTTTCTTATTCCTTTTGACGTTTGTTCCGCTAAACTTTGGATATTTTCATAAGACATTTCTAAGCATTCTTCATAATCAAGTCCATAATCTTCATTACAATCTTCACGTAATTGATCTGTGGATTGAAAATCTTTTGATATTTTCTTTAGAGCATCTAACATTAAATTGAATTCCTCTGCTTGTCTGTATGTTATTGTGATTTTATTATTTTCCATTTTTTATATTTATTATTTAAGTAATTTTCGATATCCGTTAATTCTAATACGATCCCACGGCAATACAATTCTTCATTATTCATAAGGTCAAATGATGCATGAGGTATATCTGTTGTTATTAACCATGTACAGTCTAGTTCTTCTGGACACCATTGAATTTTAATAGGGATTATTGGTAAAATAAAATCCATATTGTAATCTTCTAAGATTTCTTTTATTTCATTTATTTTTTCTTGTGATATATAGGTTAATTTCCTGTTTTTATCTATGTATAGATATTTAGTATCTTTTTCATAAACTGCAGCCACGTCCAATATTAACCCTTTGAATTCTAAAAAATCATAAGAATACCCGAAACAAACCAAAAGCCCATTTTTTTCGGCTTGTATGAGTTCTTCAGTGGTCATTTTTTCTCCATATTGTCGGCCATTTAATAATTGCGCTAATTCTTCTTTTTTCATGATTTTAGTTTTAATTTAGTATAGTCAACAACAGGAGTTTTAAGAGTTAAGCTTTTTAAATCTTCAATAAAGTTATTAGCTTCTTCATAGGTGTTAAAAGACGTTTTGAATGCTCTTGTTTTACCGTTTTCGGTTTTCATAAAGACATTCCATTTTTTATAGAAAGGGTAATCAGCTATAACCCGTGCATCATTTTTAGAATTTCTTATTACTGACTTTATTCCTTTTTGACAATTAGTTTTTAGTACATATAAATCACTTTCTAAATAAATGTTACCTTCTTCGTCTTTAAATTGGAAATAGAATAAATTGTCTTTAGTTTTATCTATTTCAAAAAAGAATTTTTCGTTGTTTGTAGAGTGTTTCATGATTTTAATTTTTTATTTAGTTTTGTCAATAACAGGCGTTTTAAAAGATATGCTTTTTAAATCTTTAATCATGTTTATAACTTCTTCTTCTGTATCAAAATCACTGCATTCAGTTATTAACCTACCGTTTCTGTCTGTAAGTTCGACTGTCCATCCAAAGTAAGTTGGTTCTACTATAAACCGTTTTTCATTTCTAATATTCCTTATTACTAACTTTACATATTTTAGACATTTAGTTTTGTGTATAAATGCCCGGCTTTCTAGATAAATTTTCCCGTTTTTATCTTTTAATTTGAAAAAGAATTGATCTTCGTTCAAGGTAAATTTGTCATAATCTTGGTATATTTCAAAAAAGTATTTTTCGCTGTTTATAGAGTGTTTCATGTTTTTAGTTTTTTTATTTAGTTTTGTCAATAACAGGAGTTTTTAGAGATAAGTTTTTAAAATTTTTAATAAAGTTTTTAGCTTCTACATATGTATCTAAATAATTAGCTGATTCTGCTATTATTTGACCGTTTTCATTCCTCAGATAGGCTATCCATTTTTTATCGTAAGGTTGTCCAAATATAAACCGATCTTCATTTTTAGAATTTCTTATTACTGATTCTATTACTTTTTGACAATTAGTTTTTTGTGTATACAAACCGCTTTCCAGATAAATGTTCCCGTTTTTATCTTTTAAATCAAAAAGGAAAAAGTTTCCTTCATTTTTGTTTATTTCAAAATAAAATTTTTCTTTGTTGTTTGTGTGTGTCATGGTTTTAGTTTTTTAAATAATTATTATTTAGTTTTGTCAACAATAGGAGTTTTAAGAGATAAGCTTTTTAAATCTTCAATAAAGTTTTTAGCTTCTTCTTCTGTATCAAATTCCTTAGGAATTATTGCTATTGTTTTACTGTTAACGGTTTTCATACGTACCATCCATTTTTTATCGTAAATTTGTTCTACCTCAAACCGCTCTTCATTTTTAGAATTTCTTATTACTGTTTTTATTCCATTTCGGCAATTAGTTTTGTTTGTAAATTGCCAGCTTTTAAGTAAAATTTTATCCTCTTTGTTTTTTAATTGGAAATAAAAAAAGTTGTCTTTATCTTTGTTTATTTCAAAAAAGAATTTTTCGTTGTTTGAATGTTTCATGATTTTAGTTTTTTATTTAGTTTTATCTATAATAGGAGTTTCAAGAGATAAACATTTTAAATCTTCAATAAAGTTTTTAGCTTCTTTTTCTGTACGATAACAAGGTGAGTTTGCTATTTTTTCCCCGTTTCCCGCTTTAAGATAAACTCTCCATGTGTAATTGTAAGGTTGTTCAATTATAAAACGTTCTCTGTTTTCAAAATTTCTTAATACTGATTTTAGTTCTTTTTGACAATCAGTTTTGAGTAGATATGGACGGCTTCTAATATAACTGTTACCATCTTCGTCTTTTAATTTGAAATAGAATCGATCATTGGAAGAGGAAATGTCATATTCATCTTTGTATATTTCAAAATATAATTTTTCTTTATTTGTTGAATGATTCATATTTTTAGTTTTTTATTTAGTTATGTCAATAACAGTGGCAAGATTAGATATATGTTTTAATTTAATAATAAAGTTTCTAGCTTCTTTCTCTGTATCAAAATATTTTGAGTATGCTATTATTATCCCGTTTCCATCTTCCATAAAGACTATCCATGTGTCATTGTAATCTTGTTTAATTATAAAATGTTCTTCATTTTTAGAATTTTTTATAACTGATTTTATCCATTTTTCACATTTATTTTTTTGTTTATAAAAATAGCTTCCTAAATAAATATTACCTTCTCCGTCTCTTAAATATAAATAGAATAAATTACCTTTAGCTTTGTCTATTTCAAAAAAGTATTTTTTGTTGTTATTTGAATCTATCATGGTTTTAGTATTGTCAATAACAGGAGTTTTAAGAGATACGTTTTTTAAATCTTTAATAAAGTTTTTAGCTTCTTCTTCTGTATCAAAATATTGTGAGTGTGCTATTCTTTTGCCGTTTCCCGCTTTAAGATAAACTATCCATGTGTCATCGTAAATAATTTCTACCTCAAACCGAAATTCATTTTTAGAATTTCTTATTATTGATCTTATCCCTTTTAGACAATTAGTTTTTTGTGTATATCGCCAGCTTTCTAGGTAAATATTACCTTCTTCGTCTTTTAAATTGAAATAGAATAAATTGTGTTGATCTTTGTATATTTCAAAAAAGTATTTTTCGTTGTTTGAATGTTTCATGATTTTAGTTTTTTAAATAATTATTTATATTTTATAATTTATTGTTTATTTAACAATTCTTTAAAGTCATAATCCTTGTCTAAACTTTCAATCATTGAAACGGCCAATGCAGCAACTTGAATAACTTCATCGCGGTATCTTTTTAAAATAGTGATGGGTTCTTCCTTTTTGTTGTTAAAATAACAGTCGGCGGCTTCTTTAGCTACTTCTCCTACTTCCTCAGTAAGTAAGGCTACCCATTCTATAGGTTCATATTTTTGCTCCCCCCATTTACGGTCTTGCCTGTTTCGTTCTTCACGTATTTCTTTAAAAATTGATTCTTTTTTCATAATTTTAGTTTTTCCAATATGGTTCTACTATTTTTATAATATGGTTTAAATATTTCTAAAATTTCTTCTTTTGTAAACTCTCTGAATTTTCCCTCTTCATCAAATCCGTAAGGTTTATCGGGTTCTATCGTTGTCCCTAAAATTTCTTCTCCAACCTTTGCAGCATGTATTTTTTTTCGTTTAATTTTTCCCTCTTCTGTTCTATAGTATTCAGCGATTACAATGTCCCCCTCATGAGCTCTTATTATTGACCCTTTACCAAAGGCACATGTAATGGCGCCTTCTCCTTTCGTTGAGCTTATAGAATCCCATCCCAAGGTCACGCTATATGACTCTTTTCCTTCTGTATAACTTTGGGATTTAAGCCCAAAAGTTACACTGTGTGCATGATCCCCTTTTGTTTTGCTTTTTGAGTCATATCCCAAAGTTGCGCTTGGAGAACATATGCCCTCTGTATAGCTATCCGATATAGTACCTAAAGTCGCACTAGGTGAATAAACCCCATTTGTTGCGCTTGTTGAGTAAACGCCTAGAGTTGCGCTTCGTGAGAAATCCTCTTTTGCTTCGCTTTTTGAATAATCCCCCAAAGTTACGCTTGGCGATAACCTTTCTCTTGTTTTGCTTTTTGAGTAATCCCCCAAAGCTACGCTTGGCGATAACCTTCCTCTTGTTTCACTATTTGATTTGTTTCCCAAAGCAGCACTAGGTGAAAACCATCCTTTTGTATAACTTTTTGATTCTCCTCCTAAGGTTGCACTTGGGGCACACCTCCCTTCTGTGCTACTTTCAGATTTATCTCCCAAAGTTGCACTAGATGATCTCCCCCCTTCTGTGTAGCTTTTGGAGTAATCCCCCAAAGCTGCGCTAGGAGAGCTTCCGCCTTTTATATAGCTGCATGATTTATACCCTAAGGTTACACTAGGTGAATAAACCCCATACGTGTTGCTTTCTGATTTATTCCCAAATGTTACACTAGGAGAGCGAAAGATTTTAGTTTCACTTTTAGAATCATCGTTTAAAGTAACACTAGGGGCCCACGCCTCCTCTGTATAACTGTATGATTTATACCTTGTTTTTTCTCCTTCTGTGATTGTTTTGCTGTTTGATGTTTCCATTATTTTATTTTTTTAATAGTTCTTTATCTCAACGCTATTGTTCTTTTATCTCTTCGGTAATATTTTTTTCCTGCTTTTATTTTTTTTGCTTCTATTTCTTTAGCATTTTCTAGATTTTCAATGGCTTTTTTTCTTGCTTGTTTTTTTTCTTTATGGGTAATTTCTCCTTTCATTTCGTGGTATGATTTATTAATTTTTAAATTCAAACTTTTTAATACATTCAAAAAGATAATGTGCGATTTCAGGTATTACTGCATTTCCCAATGAACTTATTCTTCTTTTGTCCAATTCTTTGGAAAACCCATCATCCATTCGTAAAAATTCATAGCTTGATTTGCCGTTAAACCGTTTAATTGGCACTGATATAGGGTTTTGTCTTGATAGTTTTTTAAGTAATACTTTTGGTAACTCAATGAAGATTGAAGTATTATTAATGCATCGCTTTTCGTAGGGGTAGGCAATACCGTAAAATCGGGTTCTTTTATGATTGTATCCAAATTGCGTAGCCGATAAACTTTGCCATTCACACACATACCCGATTTTGGTAAGGTCGTGTAAAACTTTTCCGAGTCCTCGAACAGTAAGCATTGGACTATTTTCAATAATAACGTATCGGGGTCTAACATCCCTAATAATTCGCCACATTTCAGTCCATAATCCTGATCTTTTCCCATTAATTCCTTTTGCTTTACCATCTATAAAATTTTCTTTACTTATGTTGCTTATACTTATATCTTGACATGGAAATCCTCCACTTATTATATCTACATATTCAGGTGTTTGCATAGTAACTATGTCCTTATAAATTCTTGTTTCAGGAAAATGTTTTTTTATTATTTTTACATTGAATTCTTCTATTTCACACCCCCACAATGTTTTTATTCCACTCATTTCCGCGCCTAAGTCAAATCCTCCAATCCCCGTGAATAAACTTCCGTGAGTTAAGTTTCCTGTTAAGTTGTTCATATGGTTATAATTCCGTTAAAGTGTTTTTTGTTGGAGTTTAAATTGTGACATAATTTTTACGGATAACTGTTTCCACTTTTTGGGCGAGATCCTGAATGTAGGTAGATCCACTTATCTTTTTTATTGTAAATACTTTATCGGTTAACTCCTCTATTTCTTTTGCGTTAAATTCTAAGTTTTCTTTAAATTTTTTGGATCTTTCATTGAATTCCTGTATTCTTTGTAACCGGTCTATTACATGGAGTAATAACATGGATAAAACCACATATTCATGAAATAATTTATCTTTTTCTTTTTTACTTATTTTTCTCATTTTTTAAGTTTTTTAATTCCCCTAAGAGGTCTTCTATCGTTTTAAATTTTTTTAAATATTTGCTTACTACTATATCTCTGCATTGCTGCTTTACCGACTCTATAGGTGAACCGGACAATAAGTTTTCTTTCAACTCTTCAATGCTTTTTGGAGCTTTCAAAACATGCATGTCAAACATTTTCAAATCTTTAATGTCTTTTATAGTGGTAAATTTTTTTAAAAATAAATACGCTTGATATCGATAGAGCCTTTGGGCTGCTTCTTTTGTTATCTTTATTTTACTTTTTATGTATGGAAAATAAAAGGTTGCTTTTCCCGTGAAACCTTTGTCTTGTAATTCTTTAAAAATTATCTTGGCATAGTTGTACAGGGTTTCTTCTTCTTCTTTCTGAATTTCTTCTTTAGTCTTTTCGGGTAGCATTAATTTTTCCAATTCTTTCCTGGCCTTCCATACTTTTTCGTTATTCCCTTTTTCTAAAACATAAGCTCTTAGTATTGCTGCACTTTGAATCATGGATAACACCGGAAAAATTTTAAACCTTTCCCCTGCTTCATTCAACAGATCACTGTTTAGCGCCATCACGTGAGCTTGGTAGACTTCTTCATGTGTCAGCTTTCTAAATGGAGAGGTAAAAAACCAGTAGATCCAATCTTTTTGATTTGCTTTATTTTCAGAAATGGTGTATAGTCTGCATATTTTGTTCAGTACTCCTGTTTCTGAGACCATTTCGTTTAAAGTTACCGGATTAGAGCATATTTCCCATTTCAGCATCTTTGGCAAGTTCTTTAACAAGTTCTTCGGGATTGATTTTTGCAACCCTCCTATTCGAATTTTCGTTAGTTCTTGCTTGTGTATGATTTTTGTCTTCATAGTTATTTTTCGTTCTCAATTCAAAAAATCCGATCCAAGAATTAGCTATAGAATTGTTTACAATTTTCCGAGCTGTTTCCGAGTTGCCGTTTGAATATTTGATAAGTCGATTGACGGCAATTTGTTCCCATTTAATTCCACTGTATTTTTTTTTCAAAGATTTTCGATATTCTAACCATTCTTCCCAAATAGGCTCAAAATCTTTAGGCATCTTCAATCTTTCCGGTTCAATTGGTAATTTTGGTTTAAAAGGCAATTCCGGTTCAAACGCTTTAACTTTTCTTTCCTGCTTGGCGTGCTCATTCGTTGTCTTTTCTTTTTTTGGCGCAACTTTTTTTCTTTTCTCTCCCTCGTCCGATATCGGTAGTAACCCCGAAACCGAGTCGGGTGAATTTTTTATTTCTTTTTTGATCTCACTGTCGTCCTCTATTTTTTTGTTTTTTTTATTATTTTTTTTTAATAAATGTCTTTGTCTTTGTCTTTGTCTTTCTTTACCATAAACAGAACTGGAACAAATCTCACTACTAACCTTAGCGCTAACCTCGCTATTAACCTGTGAAATATTTTTAAAGGTTTGATTACAGGTATATGTTACATTAGCATCTCCATTTCTTGTTTTAAAATCAATTAATCCGGCTTGTTTTAAACGATTTCTTGATTTATTAAGTGTTGGTTTTGACATCCCTAAATCTGCACAGATTTTAGAATTGTTGCGCTTAAACGAAGTTTTCCATAATAACTTATTATTTACATCTAACAGATAGAAGTAAAGGGCAATGGAATTGGCTGGAAATACTTCTACATCATGCAACTGCCAAAAATTATTTATTAAATCAATGTATTTCATTTAAATCTCTCTGTATGGGAATTATTTGTGTTTTTACTTATTAATAGAGATCTTTTCAAAATCGTCTTTTTATTATGCAGTGATTTTTATTTATTCCTTCTAATTGATTATATTACCTTTGAAATTTTACATTAGTTAAACTTCTGCCATTGTTGGAGATATAATAATATCCTTTATCTGTTTGGTTAATTTTCATCGTTTCGATTTTTCCAAAATATTCTATGTTCCCCCCTAAATCAACTATCCATGCGTTATCTTTATTCGGGGCAATTCTCATAGCCCTGCCGATCATTTGATAATATAGCGCAAGTGAAAGGGTACTTCTTGCTATAAGGACAACTTCTAATCCAGGATAATCAAAACCGGTTGTTAAAACTCCCACGTTAACCACGCAGGTGATTTCTCCCTTTTTAAATAATGACAAGATCCTTTCTCTTTCTTCTTTTTTGGTTGCTCCTGTTAATAATGCTGAACCAGGAATTCTTCCTGTTACATTCTTGGCTTCTTCTATTAATGAACAAAAAATTAACAGGTTTTTTCTCTTTTTAAGGAGTCTCATTGCATAGTGCACAATTATTGAAGGCATGTTGATACTTTTATACAACCTACGTACGCTTTCTTCTGTAAAATCCGTCTTTTTATTATTTAAAACCAGTTTTGACCGGTCAATGATATTAGGGGAAAAGTACTCAAGTTTAGTAAGGTACCCAGAATCAAAAAGGATTTTATTTTGTACATAGTAAAGTACTTCATGAAAGACTCTTGGCCTTGTTCTGGTAATGAATCGCAATTCTGAACCATATAGTGAACTATGTAATCTGTACGGCGTTGCAGTTAAACCAAGTACCTTTGCTTCAGATAAGGTATTGATAAGTTGTTGATACATTCCCTCATTTGGGTTAACTAAATGGCACTCATCTATAATTATATTTTTTACTTCTTTAAAAAGATGAGTCTTTTTTATAATGCTACCAATGGTGCAAAAAGTAACTTTACTTACTAGTTTTTGACCTGCGGAGGCTGAATATATTGACGCTTGATAACCATAACTGCAATACTTTGAATAGTTTTGTTCTAAAATCTCTTTGGATGGCTGTAAAATTATTGTTTGATCTTTTAATGCTGTTATTATATTAGCTATCACAATTGATTTTCCCGATCCGGTTGGTAAAATTATTATCGCGTTTTTATTAGTTTGACCTTGAAAATAATTAATTCCTGCTTTTACGGCTTCTTCTTGGTAATCACGTAATTTAAATTTTGGTTTTTCAAGTGTCTGAAAAAGACCTCCGTACTCTACATTACAAGTTGACATAGTATTCTAAATTATTTAAAAAACATCAAGATCCATTTCATCGAAATCTATTGACGACTGAACGGGCTCAGGCGCTTTTTTTCCTCCTAAATAAGCTATAACTTCATTTATTGCATCATTTATTCTTTCGGAGATTTCTTCAAGATATAAATAGTTTCCACCTTCAAGCATTATTTTTGGTGTGTCAAACTTTATATATCCGTATTCAACCTCTTTTACTCCTGTCAATATTACTGATCTGCTCTCCTCTTTACCGGTTATGCTAAAGCCCACTACAGTATATTTTTCTGTTTGTTCTTTGTTTTCTAATTCAGTTATTGTTGTTTTATTAGTGGAAAATCCCTTATATGCCTCGTCAATGTGAGCTAAAAAAACATTTAAGCGCTTAAAAGCTTCTTCTAAATCGGTGTGAACATAATGAACTCCTTTGTGTTTAATAATGTCCCCTCTTATAGGGTCGGATAATAACTCATAAGATATTAAACATAATGACTCTTTTATTTGTGCTTTTTTTATTTCGTAAATATTTGTTTCTTTTTCTTCCATTTTTTTGTTTCTGTTAAATTCATATTATTTAAATCAGCCTTCTCTCTTTTAAATTTTAAATAGGATATCAGGTTTATTAATATTTAGTGCTCATTTATTCAAAGGATGCAAGGAATATTGAGTAAGAATATAATAATGTTAGTTGCTTTCTTCTTGTCTTAAATTCCTTCTTTTCATGATTATAACAGGTCTTAATTTTTTGTTATATCTTAATAGGAATTTAGGTTTAACACATATAACTTCAAGGTACCCTTTATATCCGCAATAAAAACCTGTTTGATACCCCTGACAATTCCATCCGTTAAATCCATCTTTTCTCAATTTCTCCATCAATGACAAATAATTTTTCATGGACATTTCCTTTTTCATAACTACCGTTATTATTTCTTCGGGATTGTATTTCAGCTTTTTACTCATGCGAACATGTTTATAAGTTTTTGTTTGGTTTATATCATGTTTTTTTCAGTTTTAGAAATTTCATCTAAAAGCCTATCGGCGTATTTAAGAGATGTTTTAACTATATCTTGTTGCCCTATCTTATCAAGTATTCCTTGATTAGAAATTATAGCATGCATTGCTAAACCGGCAAAATACGCTCGTTTAGTCAATCCTTCATTTAAATAAGCAGGGGGTGGTGTAATAATTCGTTGATTGTGTTTATTCTTTCTAATATCTTTGGAAACAATACTACGATCTATAACAGGAGCCTTAAGAGATAAATATTTTAAATCTTCAATCAAGTTTTTAAGTTCTTCTTTTGTAACAAATTCTTGTGATTTTGCTATTATTCGACCGTTTCCGCCTTTTAGCCAGAAGAACCAATCTTCAAAAGAATCTTGTTCTACCTCAAACCGCTCTTCATTTTTAGAATTTCTTATTATTGATCTTATTCCGTGTTTACAATTTGTTTTTAGTGTATATGGAAGGCTTCCTAGACAAACATTTCCGTTTTTATCTTTTAAATTGAAATAGAATAAATTGTATTGATCTTTGTTTATTTCAAAAAAGTATTTTTCGTTGCTATTTGAATGTATCATGGTTTTAGTTTTTTAAGTAATTTTCAATATCTGATAATTCTAATACGATCCCACGGCAATACAATTCTCCATCATCATAAATGTCAAATGTTGCATGAGGAATATCTGTTGTTATTAACCATGAACAGTCTAGTTCGTTTGGACACCATTGAATTTTAATAGGAATTTTTGGTAAAATAAAATCAATATTATAACCTTCTAAGATTTCTTTTATTTCATCATAGTTTGATTCATCCAAAAATGCTATTTTCTGATCTTTGTTTTTATACAGGAAAATACTCCCTCCTCCATAAATTCCTGCTTCATCAGACATAATACCTCTAAATTCCAATAAATCATCAGAATATCCGAAACAAACCAAAAGCCCGTCTTCTTTGGCTTGTAAGTGTTCTTCATAGATCATTTCTTCTCCATATTGACGATCATTTAATATTTTTGCTAATTCTTCTTTTTTCATGATTTTAATTTTTTATTTAGTTTTAATTATTTATAAATATTCTTTATTGTTTTCAATACTGATTCTTATTTCATTTAAAAAGTTCAAGTCATTCGGTTCGGGTAGGTAATGACCGAATTCTTTTAATGAATATGCTCTTAATCTGTCTATTGCTATCGTCAAATCTTTACTGTTGAGTATTGACGTACTCTTCCAGTCTTCGCGAATCTCTTTCGTTCTTTTATTTAGATGTTCGGTTTTAAAAATGTCCGAATTCAATTTCTTTTTAAATATTTCTAACTTTACATATTCTAAGGTGTCTCCATATTCCAGAGCGAAAGAACTTAACAGTAAATGCAAATAATTGTTTTGACTTATACTTCGTATGGGTTGTTTTTTTGTTAATTCGAAGGTTTTTTTCTTGTTTATCAACCAATTAAAGTATTCTTTTGCTTTTTGAATGTCGAAGGGTTTTTCTGCGTTGTAGAACATAATATTTTATCTATGTGTAAATATTTCATTATCAAACCCATCAATCCATTTAGGCTTGTAAAATTTAGTTTTAGACCTGAAAAAATTATAGGATTTATTAAAAGCGTTTTCAGCGATCATTTTGTTTAAACAATTGATCTTAAAATCAACCTTTCTTCTAGCATATTCTAAATACCCATCATCTACTTCTATAATGGAATAGTTAAATTTATCATCATACACAATGAATTTGAATTTAGGATTATGACTTAATCCTAGTATTATTAAACCTAAGGAATAAATCCCAAATTGAAGATCATATTGGAATTTACGCATGTCATATTCAAATTTTTCAGGTGTGCAATCGGATGCATATTTGAAATCGTAGAAAATTTTAGATTGAAAAGCGTCTAATTTTCCTTTAATTTTCCACCCTTTATATTCAAACTCTATTGCTTTTTGAAATTCTTCAACTTGCTCTAATTCCTCTAATATTTCATCTTGCGATAATAAATTATCACTTACATCTTTGCATTTTTGGTAATGGACAATGCTAATAACTTGCTTATTTTCGCAAATTGAATATATATAAGGGATTAAATGTTTTAAGTTTTCCGAACTTCCTTTTTTGTAAAACTCTTTAAATGTTTCATTGAATAGTATTTCAAAAATGGGTGATGTTTTGTCTATTCCTTTGCTCTTTATTTTTTCAACCACTGCATGGCAGAAATTAACTTGCAGTTCAGTAGATGGAATGTCTTCTAAAACTGCATAGTTCTTAATAAACAGATCAGGGGTAGTTATTAAAGTATCTATAACACTCCCCGTTATCATCCCTTCATTTGTTTTTTTAGGGCGCAGATAGTAGTTGATAAAATTTATCGGGCTATCCAAACATTTTAACGAAGAATAACTTAGTACTTTTTGCTTATTTTTAAGTCCTTCTATTAAAATGTCTTTTTCTGTCATATATTCTTGATTACTCATTAAGTATTCGTATTGATTTTCTATGTAATAGCTCTCTGAATATTGAGCTGCAAGTTCACTTGATGCGCTCATATTATTTGTTTTTTAATTCTTTAATTTTTTCTCTAATAGCTTCTTTATATTGCGTCTTCAATCCTTTAGGCGGGGTATTCCACTGTACACCAAATTCTCTTAAAAATTTTATATCCGTTGATCTTATAGCCTCTTGAAATTCCTTTTCTGTAAGCCATTGGGTAATTTTGGGTTTATTTTGTGCATTTTGAATTGTTTTATTACCGTCATCGTCTTCTGCTTGTAGTCCTAAAAGTGATTGAAGAGTATATCTACGGTAATAGGTAATGGCGGATCCTGTTTTTTGCGGGTCTTGAAATACTGGCAATTCTATTTCACTAGTTACGTTTTCTCCTGAATCGATATCCGTTATCGTAGATATTACTTTATTATCCTTTATAGGCTGCATAAGAAGTAAATTATTTTTATGCAATAAAGGCTCAACGTGCTCGATGAGCTGGTTTACATCAAAATACTTGGATTGAAAAAATGGATTTATTTCATTTTTTATAAGTTTACCTATTTCGAGTTTTACTTGAAATAGTTTTTTGTATATACTTGTTTTATTTTCCATAGTGATTTTAAGATTTTCTATGACTTTATTTCTTCTTTTAAGAACTCTTGAATTTTTTCAATACTTGACATGGTAAGCAACCACCATGTGAAATAATTATATATCCTTTTCATGGTATGCTAAGTATTCTTTTAATGATTTAAAAGTCTTACCGTTACTAAATGCACTTTGTATTTGATTATTTTTAAACCCTTTAATTATTGATTGGTGTCTATTCTCTTGAGTGTCTACCTTTTTAAGGTATTTTTCGTATGCCTTCGCTAATGTGATATTATTATTTTCTAAAGCTTCATCGTAAAGAAGTTTTACGCCTTTTATTGTAGCATCCATTGTGTAATGTTTTAAAAATATACTTTTACTTCTCTTTCCAGATCCTCTACTATTTCATCGATTATACTGTCATAAGGTTTATTGAAGTCGTAAACAGCTAAATAACAATCGGTAATAACTCCCTCCCAGTAATTGGTGGAATAATCATAATTTTGAACATCTTTTATCCAACGAAATCTCACTTTTACTATGGATCCTTCTATTTTTTCTATCTCGTAATATAATTTGCCTTCTTTAGGAAGTATTATTATGTTGAATAAAACCTCAAGAGACTCTTGAAAAATTGACTCAGCTAATTTTTTTGATACTTCTCTTTTTTTAGTTATATTTGCACTTATTGTATTCATGATAATATTTAATTGATATTATTGTGATTAAGTCCTGTTGCTGCAGGGCTTTTTTTTATTTTATTATTCTAATTTTTGATTGGCGTTTTTACAGGTAAATGGTTTTTGATCGTTTTTGTTTTCTACATGATTTTCTGTAAATGCTCGAAAAACTCATTATATTTCTCTGTCTCTAATTCGGAAATGCGATCGATATTGAATTGGTTTAGTAATTCTTTAACTTCTTGACTTTTTTTAAACCTTATAAGAGAGTTAATCTTTTTTTTAATTTTATCGAATTTTATATTGTCGGTGAGTTTGTAGAAAGGCTCTAAAGGCGGGATATTTTTTTTATCCTCTTTCTTGTTTTCTTTTATACTTTCTTCTGTCGGTTCGTTTAAATCAACAGTATCTAAGAAATTTTTACCGCATTTTTTTAAAACTTTTAAGGCCTTTTCTCCAAATTCTATATTAATTTTTATATTTATTTCCATAACAAGACAATTTTTTAAGGTTTTTTCTAATTATACCTTCTGTGTTTATTTATAAAATCTTCAACCCACTGCTCGGTTATGACTCTTTTTTTTCTGATGTTACCCACCAAGAAAGTATCATCTAATCCTATTGTGCCCTTGTCTATCATTCGGTAAATGGTGCGGGCAGACAATGAAGTCCTCGCGCTCACTTCTTTTATGGTTAAGACATTCAT